CGGTGGTCGCCGTATCATTAGGTAACGCGCGACCCCGATTGATTTCTAGCGACAGATTTGAAATGATCGCTTTAATATAAAACAGGCGGCAACCTATGAAACATAAAATCGAATACATCGAAACGGAAAAACTTGTTCCATATGCGCGGAACTCGCGCACCCACAGCGATGAGCAAGTCCAACAAATTATGGGGTCAATTAAGGAATTTGGGTTCACCAACCCGATCCTGATTGATGCCGATGGTTTAATCATTGCCGGTCACGGCCGAACGATGGCGGCGCAACGCATGGGAATTAAAGAGGTTCCATGTTTGAGGCTCGGCCATTTAACCGATGCGCAGAAAAAAGCATATGTCATCGCCGACAATAAATTGGCACTCAACGCCGGTTGGGATGATGAAATGTTGAGGCTCGAGTTGGCGGATTTGCAAGAGGCCGATTTTGATCTTTCGTTGACCGGTTTTGATGATGATGAATTGAACGCACTTTTGGCGAAGGCGGTCGAGGAAGGGTTGACTGATGAGGATGCGGTTCCCGAGGCTCCAGAAACGCCGGTGACGGTTGAGGGTGATGTTTGGGTGTTGGGGCGACATCGCTTGATGTGCGGCGATAGCACCTCGATCGATTCGGTTGATAAATTGATGGATGGAAAAAAGGCTGATATGGTGTTTACATCGCCACCATATAACGCAGATGCAAAAGCTGGTCAGGGCGACATCTTCAACAAGAAAAAAAGCGTAAAATTGTATTCTGACGGATATTCAGACAATTTAGCCTCTGACGATTACGTCAAGTTTGCTTCTTCTGTTCTTGAGATGTGCTTTGCTTTTACAAATGGCTTCATCTTCTGGAATGTCAGCTACAACGCCAAGTCTCGCTTTGAGTATATTCAGCAGATACAAAATCGGCTACCTTATCTTGTGGAGCAAATTTGTTGGAAGAAAAGCAGCACGATCCCGTTCAAAGGTTCTTTGATGCGTGATTGGGAACCAATCTATGTATTTTCAACGAACAAACAGCCAGTTGCGGTCAAGCAAGTGACAAGTAATTTTTGGCAGGTAAGTAACACAGGATCGCAGGGGGAAAATCACAAAGCCTGTTTTCCAGTTGAATTGCCAGAAAAGGGCATTGCTATCGTTGCCAAAAATACTGGCGTCGTGTTTGAGCCTTTTGGCGGGAGTGGAACAACAGCTATCGCTTGCGAAAAGACAGCCCGCGACTGCCGCATGATGGAACTCGATCCGAAATATTGCGATGTCATCATCAAGCGATGGCAAGATTTCACCGGAAAAAAAGCAATCCATGCGGAAACCCAAAAGCCATTTGACGAACTAAGCAATGGCACAAACTAAAAAACAAAGCCTATTTGAAAGCGTGGTCAATGTTCTGGTCGGATTTTGGGTTGCGGTCTTAATTCAGGTTTTGGTGTTCCCGATTTTCGAGATCGAGGCAACGTTTGGCGAGAATCTTGCAATTTCTTTGATTTTTACTATAGTTTCAATATTGCGCGGTTATATATTGCGGAGATTTTTCATCTGGTATCACGGAGGCTAGATTGGCGGCACCACAAACATTTCCTCTCGATACCATTTGCAAGCTGTTAGATTTAACGCCTCAAAGAGTGGCGCAACTTGTCAATATGGGGGTGATCCCCAAAAAGGAGCGAGGCCGATATGAACTCGTTCCGGTGGTTCGAGGGTATATTCACTATTTGCGCGAAAGAGCGGTCAAGGGTGACGTTTCAAGCGGCGATGATTATTCCGCGCATCGTGCTAGATTGACAAAAGCAAAGGCAGACATGGCCGAAATGGAGCGTGAGCAAATGGCCAACCGGCTCATTCCGGCGAATGATGTCGAAAAAGCATGGTCGGATGTTGTTTCAAATATGAGGGCCAAAATGCTTGCCATCCCCACATCGGCGGCGGCAGATGCCCAATCCGCCAAGAATTTGGCCGAGTCAAAACAGGTATTAAAAGAAAGGGTCAATGATGCCCTCGCAGAACTCTCAAATATGCGCGTCGAAGTCATTACGCCTATCAGGTCATCCGAGTCTGATGACGATAGCGACGAAGGCACTCAGAACGGCAACGCCACCGCCTGACCTCACGGTTTCAGAGTGGGCGGATGAATTTAGGCGATTATCACCGGAAGCCTCGGCGGAGCCTGGGCGATGGGCAACCTCGAGGGCGGAATATCAGCGCGGGATGATGGATGCGATCAGCGATCCATTGGTGGAACAAGTTGTTTTCATGACATCGGCGCAAATTGGCAAAACTGAAATTATCAACAACATTTGCGCCTATCATATTTCTCAAGATGCCGCGCCGATGTTGGTTGTTCAGCCAACCCTAGAAATGGCGAAATCCTGGTCGCAAGAACGGTTTTCACCAATGATACGCGACACGGAAACATTGTCGGATTTGATTGCCGACCCTCGAACCCGCGACAGCGGGAACACGATGCTGCACAAATTATTTCCTGGCGGTCATATCAGCATCGCGGGGGCAAACTCACCGGCGGGTTTGGCCTCAAGGCCGATCCGAATTGTTTTGTGCGATGAAGTCGATCGTTATCCAGTATCAGCGGGAACCGAGGGTGATCCAATCGAATTGGCGAGGAAACGATCCACAACATTCTGGAATCGTAAAATAATACTTGTTTCAACGCCGACCAACAAAGGCCACAGCCGGATCGAGCAAGCGTTTGAGGAAACCGATCAACGCAAATATCATGTGCCTTGTCCGGATTGCGATGAATACCAAATTTTGAGTTGGAAAAATGTCCATTGGCAAAAAGACGATCCGCAAAGCGCGGGTTATGCTTGCCCACATTGCGGATCGTTTTGGAATGATGCGATGCGTTATAACGCGGTCAAAAGGGGCAAATGGATTGCCTCGGCACCATTCAAAGGAATCGCCGGTTTTCACTTGAGCGGGTTATATTCACCCTGGACACCATTATCGCAAGCGGTGGCCGATTTTTTGGCCGCGAAGAAAGAGCCGATGCGATTGAAAACCTGGATAAACACTTATCTCGGTGAAACTTGGGAGGAAGATGGCGATGGGGTTGAGGATGAGCAAATCCTCGGTCGAGATAGTTTTGATCGAAACGAAATGCCTGATGGTGTCGTTCTCATCACCGCCGGAATCGATACACAAGACGATCGTCTTGAAATTGAAATTGTTGGATGGGGCCGAGATCAGGAAAGTTGGTCGCTAGATTATCGGACAATTTACGGCGACCCGTCCTCGCCTCAAGTTTGGGGCCAACTCGATGCGGTTTTGTCGGAAACATGGGATCATCCTCGAGGGGTTGAGATGCCTATTCGGTGCGCGTGTATTGACTCAGGGGGCCATCACACAAATGCGGTTTATGTTTTTGTGAAGCCTCGAGAGGGGCGCAGAATCTTTGCGATCAAGGGTGTCGGGGGCGAGGGGAAGCCACAGGTAGGAAAACCCTCGAAAAACAATCGGCAATCTGTTAGACTGTTTCCAGTGGGTGTTGATGGGATCAAGGAATTGGTTTATTCGAGATTGAAAATTCGAGAGCCAGGGCCAGGATATTGTCACTTTCCCGAGGGGCGGGGTGATGAATACTTTTTGCAGCTAACAGCGGAAAAGATGGTCACTCGGTTCAAAAAAGGTTATAAGAGGCGGGAATGGGTGCAAACTCGACCCCGAAATGAGGCTCTTGATTGTCGCGTTTATGCGATTGCGGCGTTGGCGATCATGAATCTCAACTTGAATAGTTTGGCAAATCGTTTCGCAAAGGCGGCACAAAGTGAGGATGATGAGCCAGAAATAAAAGCCGAGGTCGCGGAAAAGGTATCGCGGCCATCACAAAGACCGATGAGGCGTCCAGGCAGCGGCAACTTTGTGAACTCTTGGAGATGATATAAATGGCGAATTTATTCGATGCCGCAAATGCCCCAACAACCGAGCCGCTCGAAATTGTTGTTGGTGATTTCATTCAATGGAAAAGAACCGATCTCGGTGTCGATTATCCAAACAACCTTTATACCGCGACATATATCGCGCGAATAACCGGCGGCGGGGCGAGTGAAATAACATTGGTTGGCACCGCATCCGGCGATGATTATTTATTCACGGCGGATTCGGCAACTTCGGCGGATTTCAACGCGGGTTATTATCATTGGCAACTCGAGATTCTTAGGAACTCGGATTCCGAGCGGGTGGTGGTCGATCGAGGCACGTTCGAGGCGATTGTTGATCTTGATGTCAACAATGTTGATCCGAGAACTCATGCCGAAATAATGGTCGATAAAATCGAGTCGGTTTTGCAGAATCGAGCCGATGCCGATGTTTCGAATTATTCAATCAATGGCCGCTCTCTGGTGAAATTGTCGATCGATGATCTTTTGAAATGGCGAGATTATTATCGAAATGAATTGACGATGGAAAAGCGAAAAGAGCGGGTGCGTCGAGGCAAATCGACCGGCGCGACGATCAAGGCGAGGTTTTAAAAGATGGGTGTTTTTGATTTCCTAAAAAGAGATGCAAAGCCGGTCAAACGGCGCTCATTTAAAGCCGCGCAAAGTGGGCGATTGTTTTCGGATTTTATTGCCTCGAGCCGATCGGCGGATTCAGAGATCAAAGCCGCATTGCAGCAAATTCGGTATCGATGCCGCGATCTTGCGAGAAATGATGAATACGCTCGGCGGTTTTTATCGCTTATCAAAACGAATGTGGTCGGTGATCGGGGCATCTCAGCGCAAGTGAAAGCGAAAAACGCTGATGGTTCATTCGATGCGCCAGGGAATGCCATCATCGAAAATGCGTTTCGGGCATGGGGGCGCAAGGGGATTTGCACCGTCGATGGTCGGTTTTCTTGGAAAGACGCGCAACGATTTGCGGCGGAAGCATTGGCGAGAGATGGCGAATTGTTGGTTCGCATGGTCAATTATCCACAGAACAATTTCGGATTTGCGATCGAGTTTCTCGAGGTTGATTTGCTCGATGAAAATCACAATGAAACCTTGCAGAATGGCAACAAAATCCGGATGGGTGTTGAGATCGATCGCTTTCACCGGCCAGTTGCTTATCATCTTTTAACCGCTCATCCTGGCGATAATGAATACACCTCGAGCCTTGCAACGCGCAGAACGCGCATCTCGGCGGATAAAATATTGCACATATTCTTACCGGAGAGAGCGCAGCAAACGCGCGGGGTGCCTTGGATGTCGGCGGCGGTTGCACCTCTCAAGCAACTCAACGGCATGAGAGAGGCCATTCTAATCAATGAGAGAATATCAGCCTCGAAAATGGGTTTCTTCACTACACCAAGCGGCGATGATTTCGTTGGCGATGATGTTGAAAATACTTACACGCCAATCATCGAGGCCGAGCCAGGAACATTTCACCAACTCGGGCCAGGCGTTGATTTCAAATCATTCGATCCAACCTCGAACGCAAACACATTCGCGGATTTTGAGCGAGCGATCTTGCGAGGGATTGCCTCGGCATTGGGTGTTTCTTATGCCTCGATCTCGAATGATTTGACGCAAACCTCTTATTCATCGATCCGCCAAGGCGCTCTCGAGGATCGTGATTTCTACAAAGTTTTACATGATTTTATGATCGAGCATTTTGTTCAACCGATCTTTCGGGCGTGGTTGATGGCGGCAATGGAAAGCGGATCGGTGCCAATTCCGCCGACTCGGTTTGATAAATTCGCCGACAATGTGGAATATCGAGGGCGCGGTTTCGCTTGGGTTGATCCTCAACGTGAAATGAATGCGGCGGTGATTGGCTTAAATTCCGGCATTCTATCGATGCAAGATGTGGCGAACCAATATGGTCGAGACATTACCGATGTGATGGATCAAATCGTTCTCGAGAAACAAATGGCGAGCGAGCGCGGTATTGATCTCGCATTCCAACCGTTCGGCGGCGGTCAATCTGGATATGGGCCGATGAAATTTGTCGCGGAACCGATCGAGAATGAGGAAACAACCGATGGCGACTGATTTCCCGAAAAAAGGCGATGATCTCAAAATCTCTTTGAGAAACTCGAATTATCCTCAATTCGATCGGGATTTCGCCGAGAACATTAAAGAATTTAACCCCGACATATGGGGAGCCGGTGGGAATATTCGCGGCAATGAGGCTTTCACCCTATGGGGCCGAGCGCGTGATGGTTCTGAAACCGAGGGCGTTTTGAGTTGGATCAAAGAGCGAGAGGCATGGGCGGCGCGACATTTTGGCGATGGTGAGCAATTCGCCGATGGTGATCTCGAGCCAAACCTCTCGAATGTTGGCGGGGTTGTTGCTCAGATAAAATGGGGCGTGATCGGCAACCTGGGCGAGCAAGGCATGAAAGATGTGATCCTCGAGTTGACGAAAAAGCTCGAGGGCAAGAAAGATCGGGCGATCGAGGATTTGACCGACACGGCGAGAAAGAGCCTCGAGAATAAAGTTGCGGAACACAATGAGGAATATGGTGACGATCCAACCAAGCGAGCAACGCTTGGGATGTTGGCCGAATCCTTTTTAAGAGGCATCGGCGCATATAAGACAAATCCAGGCTCGGTTCGGCCTGGTGTGTCATCACCGGAGCAATGGGCTTTTGCCAGAGTCAATTCTCTGCTATTCTGTTTGAGAAACGGAAGATTTCAAGGCGGCAAGCACGACACCGATCTTTTACCGGAAGGGCATCCGGAATCAACAAAGGGTCAAGATGAGGAACGAAAAATGGATGAACAACGGCACATCAAAAACGTGAGTGAAACCGATGATTCCTATATCATCGAATTTGGTAAATCAGATATGGTTGAGACCGATGTCGAGGTTGACGTTGAAAACGGATACAAACCCGATGATGAGGAACGCAAAGATCAAACGATCAATAATGTTCCTCTCGCATTGATGGCGACTGCAACGGGGCTTGAAATTAAGGATTTGGTTGATGTCAGTGATGATCAAATCAGAAAAAGCAAAAGATCGATGCGGATGGATGCCGAGATTGATGCCGAAAACGATCGGCGCGTTTCCATTTCGATCTCAAGCGAGAAACCGGTCGAGCGGTCTTTTGGCGTTGAAATCTTAGATCATAACAATCGAGCAATCGATCTTTCATTCTTAAATTCGGGCAACGCACCATTGTTGCTCGATCACGATCCCGAGCGTCAAATCGGGGTCATCGAATCTGTAAACCTAGATTCCTCGGCGCGGCGACTCCGCGCGACAGTTCGGTTCAGCAAAGGCCAACTTGGTTCCGAGGTTTACGATGATGTTCGTGATGGTA